ATTCTTTTCGATTTGCTCGTTGAGTTTACCTTCCATTTCATCAAGTTTATCTACCATGCTCTCGATGACATCGTATTTTTCTTCAGGGATTGTTACATAATGTTCTTCAAATAGACTCTTCATTCCAGATATGAATGATTCAGTCATTTCTTCTTTAAGACCAGATTGAACTGCAAGTTCGTTCTCTTGAACCCACTCGTCAGCAACATACTCAAGGTATGAATCTACACGGTCTTTTAATTCTTCTTTGATTGAAGCAATCTCTTCAACAAGTTTCTCTTCATACTGTGCAGTGATCTGCTCAGATATTTCTTGAACTTTTGAATTGATGGCAGCTTCAAATATGGTTGCTGCTTTTTCTTTGAACTCTTCGGAAAGATTCTCACCTGCTACAAGAGCATCAAGATCAGCTTCGATGTCGATTTCGACTTCTGCTGTTTCTTCCTCTTCGATTTCTTCAGACTCTGCAACCACTTCATCCGTTGTTATTTCTTCTTCAGAAACTACTTCATCAGTAACTACTTCATCTTCGGCAACTACGTCACCTTCGATTTCTGTTTCTTCCATTTTTCCACCAGGCATTGGATCTGCTGGTTTTGCACCTTTGTTTACTACATCCTTAACTTGCTTAAGAGTTGTACCAGGTGTTTTTAGTTTTGCTGACTCATCATCAGGCTTATAGTTTTGTGGAGTAGGACCGCCTAAATCTTCAACACTGCCAGCTTGACCAGGAGTTGCTCCTGTTAGACTTGGCATTGCTTCAGCTTTAGCAGCACCTTTAGTTACTGCGTTTTCCATTTCTTGTAAATTGTTGCTACCAACGGACATTGTTATTAAAAATTAATAATCTGTATTTATTTATAGAACTTAGAGATTAGAGAGAAAATCGTTGAATAGATTCAACTTATGCTCTTCTAATTTTCTTTGATCTACAAGAGTGTTTATTCTCTTTTGTGTTTTTTCTGCGAGCTGTTCACGAAGAATTCCTCCTTCCCAAATCCACTCTTTTCCTTCCATAATACCAGACACAAATGCGTCAGGTGCAGAAGGATCGGCAACGATATCAGCTGCTGTTGCTAACATAAAATCTTCACCTACAACTTTGCATCCATGAAGATCTTCTTTAAGTGATCCAACACCACGAGAAGATACTCCAAGAGTTACACCTTCACCAATAAGATTTGATGCAATCTTACCCATAGGTGTAGAAAGGAGTTGTGCCTTCCCTCTAAAATTATTTCCCTCTTGAACAAGAGAAGTAATTTTGTGAGAAACTCGATCAAGGTTTACAGTAGGACCTTCGGGATGTCCAAGTTCACCTAATGCTCTACCTTTTTTAACGAAACTTTCATTGTATCTATGAACCTCTTTTGAAAGAGTGTCAATTGGATACATTCTACCATTACGATTTTTAATTTCACCTTGAAGGAATACACCCTCAATATACATTTTCTTTTTAGCGCCTTTTCCTTCGACGATAAATTTGACCTTTGAAACTTCTTCAGTAATTAATTTCATTAGAAATCTCCTGCTACTTGAACTTCTGTAATATGTGTTTTAGTGGAACCACCAGTTGCAACATCAAGTGTTACTACTCTTCTAAGATTACCAGTAAATGCTCCTTCAGTTTTATCACTTGAACCAACACCAATGGTTACTCCACCTGATTGAGAACTTTCAAATCCACCTCTACCATAGTTTATTGGAGCGATGCCAGTTACTAATGCTTTTGAAGTATTAAATCCAACAGTGTTTGTAACCTCAATAGTATCACCAATAGCAAATGGTGATTCTACTCCACTAGGAAATGTGAAAGTTGTTCCATGATCTGATGTTGTTATACCTACAAAATTAGAAGCAACTGCTCTTTCTTTGAGAATAATTGAAGTATCGGCAGGTACAAATATACTGCTATCAGTAGTAGCAGATGCGTTAGTTCCAACTTCTATAAATGAATCTGCGACAGGTGTAACTCTAAGATAACCTGACTTTAGTGCAATATCTACACTATTAGATCCTGTTATAGTGCCAATTTTTTGTACTACTTTAAAAGCCGCCATTTTTTATATCAACCATGATAGTGTTATTTATGATTCTTCTTCCTCTTCTTCCTCTTCTTCATAGGAATCATCCACTGAATCTACAGGTTCATCGGAAACTTCATCTTCTACTTCATCAGCAGTTGGATCAAACATAGATGTAGCAATATCAGGTCTTTGAGCTTCTATTCTCTCAGCAGCCTTTGCATACAATACATCTTTAATCTTATCTGTGACTTCTGCAGCAGATTTATCAGTTGCAATCAAGTCAATTAATTCATCCATTTTTTAATATTATTTTAAGATATCTTGACTATTTATATCTCCGCAGACTTAACATCTTTTTGGAACTGTGCGTCAGTTTTTGCTCCGTCTGCTTCTAAGTCTGGTTCTGTAGGAACTTCTCCTAAATCACCACCACCTTCTGGAGGTAAAGGTTCACCAGTAATTGGGTCTACTGCACTTGGATCAGGTATAATTCCATCTTTAATTTCTTTTTTGATAAGTGCATCTTGTTCCTCAATTTCTTGATCCGTTTGACGAAGAACCTTTGTTCTCACATAATGACTTGAGAAATATTTGCCAATATATGGTTCAATTGTTGCTAATGTTCCGAGTCTTTCGTTCATCAATTCAGACTCTTTCAATTCTGCGAATTGATTATCATATAAGAAATCGTACTGAATATGATCACTTAAAGTATCCCAATCTTCTGGTGTAATTATATTTTTTAATATTAGTTGTGTTTTGAGTAAATTATTAAATAAATTTGAAAATCTTTTTCTCAATCTTCCTACAAATTTTGCAAACTTTAATTCATCTCTTAATATCTCTGATGATCTTCCTAAATTAAATCCACCATCACTTGCAATTCTTGATTCTGGAACACCTAATGCACGATATAATTTCTTCTGAAAATATTCAATATCTGTAAGTTCACCTAAGTTTTGTCCACCAGGTAAAGTTGTAATTTCAGTTCCTCTTCCACCTTCTCTTCTTGGTAGCCAGAAGTCTTCCATCATACTCATAAATTTACGATCATCTCTAACTTCTCCAGTCGATGCATCATAAACTAACTTATTTCTATAACGAGACATCACTTCTTTAAGATATTGTTCTGCCTTTACCTTTGGAAGATTACCAACATCAATATAAAATATTCTTCTTTCTGGTGCTCTTGATAATCTGTAAATTACAAGACTGTCCTCAATCATTCTTAATTGATTAAGTGCTTTGATTGCCTTGTGCAAGTATGATAAACAAGTTCCTTTATTACGATCAAATAATCCAGATGTTACATGGCATACTGAATCTTTTGCGATTTTAATTTGTCCCTTACCACCTGCACCTGCAGCAGTTGAATACATTGATGTAGGATAGTTTGGTTTAGGTGAGTAGATATAATATTCATCTATCTCAGGATATGCAACTTCTTTCTTATTACTTGCTAATGGATCTAATGGTAGATTACCTTTATTGTTTGTCTTTTTTTCTTGTCTGACAAACTTCATCTTCATCGGATCAACATATCTGATCTCTTGGATACCATCCTGTGGTCGTTTAGTATCAATAACTTTGATGTAGTATAATCTTCCATCCACATACCAATTCTTAAAAATCTCATGAGACTTCTTATCAAAGTCCATCATTTCTTTAATACCTTTAAATTCTTCTCTAATTTTATCTTTTAATTTATCACTTGCATTTACATTTGATAATTCTATTTCTACTGGTGAATCATATAAATCACTGACTATACCTTCATTTACAACATCTTCAATCGCACCATCACATTCTGGATGAAGTGCCATTTCACGATATCTTTTTATTAGATCGTACTCTGTACGATATACACCTTCTATATCTACATACTGCCCATAAAATCCAGATTGCACAAAATAGTCAACCCCGTCCTCGTTACTACGAGGAACGGGTGAGACCACTGAATCGGGTTTCTTTTCCGAATCATCAATTGAGAATCCAAAGAGTTTCGCCATTGTATAACTATTTTTCTTTTATTATAGCACTATTTATCAGTTTTAACTTATGCTTTCTCCTCCAGCATTATCACCGACACCTTTGATTGATTCAAAGTATAGTACTTGTAATTCTACCGTAAACTCTTCTATTGTGTCAACTGTTTCGTAAGATAAGTCTACCTGACTGATTTGTGTTGGGAAAACATCATAGAATTTATATGTTCTAAGAGTAGATCCATCACGATCAAGTTGATGTACAAAAGCATCTTCTTGATAATCTGCTGGATTGTTTGCACCAGTCGCATCAGATAATCTATTGATTGAGTTCATCCACTTCTCAAAAGCAGAACGAATTGAGAAGTCAGTATCGTTAATAACTGTGATAGTCCATGTATCAAATGTTCTATCTCCTGC